CAAGATATGGACCTATTTTTTCAAAAGAAAATAAGCAAAGTATCAAGAGATAATGACATCAGAACAGCAGTATTTAATGACTATAGTAACAATCTAATTAAGAAGTGTTGTGAACAAATTATTTATGATGAAAGTTCATTTTTAAATAACTCTAAAGAGATTGCAGCTTATTTATTTGATGTTATGAAATTGAATGCTACATTAGAATCTTGCGACTTAGCAATTTGCTTATACTCTCAAAAAGATGAAAAGAAAGTTGCTATATTAAAACTTGATTACAATAAGTCATATACTCATTCAATTGAGTTTGAAGATGATAAATTTAATATACAGATGTCTAAAAATGAAATTAACATACAAGAGACTAAGACAATTAAAATAGGAGCAATTATCGGTTTGAGTGGAGTCAATGATGAATATCATTTAAGAGTCTTAGACAAGGATGCAGAAAAGGAAGAAGCTAATTCTAAGTTTGTTACAGAGTTTCTAAATGCTACTAAAGTGAAAGATGACAAGTACAAGACTAAGATGTTTAAAAGTACAGCCGAAAATTGGATAACTAATGCTCTTGGAAATGATATAAAACAGGCAGAAGATGTAAGAAGTATATTAAATTATACTTTGAAAGAAAAGCATGAAATTGATATAAATAATTTTGTTGATAAAACAATTAAAGATGATAAGTTAAAAGATAGCTTTAAAGAACATATGGAAGAAAAAGGTCTTGATAAAGGATTTAGTATAGATAAAAAATGGGTTGAGAAAAAGCTTAAAAAGAGAAATATAAAAACTGACAATGGCTTTGATATAAAAGGTAATCTGACTGATTTTGAGGACCCAATGAAATATACAGTAAGACAAAATCAAAATGGGTCTATAGATATAATTATTAAGAATGTAAAATTTTACGAAGAAAAGTAGGTGAGCATATGACTAATAAAGAAATGTGCAAGTCAAAGAATCTTGATGAAAGAGAAATATATAAGGAATTTGGGAAAGAGATTTGTGCTAGTTGCATAAGCGATAGGGTAGATTGTGAAAGTAAAGATTGTGATACAACATATGAAAATTGGCTAGAGAAGGAAACAAAAAATTATTTATAAAATTTGGAGGGAATAAAATGTTATTAGTTGAGAATAAAAATGATAGGTCTATTCTTGCAAAAGAATCACTTGAAAAATTAGGGGCTAAAAATGTAAAAATATACAACATGGATACTGGGAGTAATGTTATATATTCAGTAGAAAATGGCAAAGAACATTTAACTATATCAAATGAAAAAAGATTTCCTAATTGGAATGAAATTAAGTATGTTAGATACAAACTCATGAAACCAAATAAGACCATAGTACAAATACTACCACCAAAAGAAGAATATATAAATTTACATGAAAATTGCTTTCATCTTTGGGAGATAGAAGATAATGCAGTTCCAACTAAGTAATTTATAAAAATAAAGTCAAGGTAAGTTTGTGAATGAAACTAGAATGTTATAGACTTACTTTGACTTATAAAAAGGATGATTTGAATATGAACAATAAGGTTGAGATAAATAATATACAACAATTAAATGATGCTTTAAATAAGTATGATATCCCATTTGGCATATTAAGTGATGTAGATAGAAGAATATGTGACTGGATGGCTACTGGTGGTAATGAAGATGATGCTTATATTAAACAACAATATAGATACGTAGAGAATTTTATAAATAGATTTTGCGACTAGGGAGTGAGATTATGAAAAGGAGTGGTCAATATGGTTATTACAGAATTTAAGGTGACTTGGCAGACGACTAGCGAGTGGCTAAAAGGGGGAGTGTACAGCAACATTTTTAATAATTTAGAAGAAGCAAGAGCTTTTAAAAAAAATCAAGAAAATATAAAAGAAAATTATAATGTGAAGCTTTTAAGTAGAGCTATAGTCGAAATTGAAATAGATTAAATATGTGAGTTAAAAGGAAGTGATTCTTTGAAAAGGATAAGATGCAGTTGGTGTGGCAAATTATTTTATCTTAAGGAAAAATCTAAGGATGTTTATTGTTGTAAGGAATGTAGGAAGAAGGCTAATAAGAAAAATAAATAGTGGAGGTATTAATATGCAAAAAGATGTTTGGTTATATAGCTGGGATGATGAGTGCTTTGGAAGTGATGAATACGAAAGTAAAGAGGAAGCTATTCAAGGAGCTAAGGAAGAACTTAGAAGGTTTGGGGAGGTCAGTCGATTGGTTTACGTTGGGCAAAAAGAAGAAGTTAATATACCTAATCTAAATGTAGAGGATGCTTTAGAACATGTTCAAGATAGAATTGACAATGAATTTATGGGGTATGGAGAAGATTGGTTTGAAAAAATACGTGTTGAAGATATATTAATACTAGAGAATAGAATAAGCAAAGTATTTAAAAAATGGATAGATGAATTTGGATATAAACCATATTGGTTTGTTGTTAGAGATACGGAAGAAATAGAACTAAATGAGGTAGCAAATGAAAGTTAATTTTGTAATAGATGGAGAGCCAGTTGGTTTTAAGGAGGACTATAAATATGAATGAGATTATGACAAATGAAAATTTAAGAGTTGTAGCAGATGATTTAGTTACAGTTTATGAAACTGATACAGGAGAGAAAATAGTTTTTGCAAGAGAACTACATAATAACTTAGAAGTTAAGAGACAGTTTATAGACTGGATTGAAGATAGAATTAAACAATATGGATTTAAGGAAAATGAGGATTATTCAGTTTTTCACAAAAATATGAAAAACTCAACTGGTGGGAGACCTTCAAAAGAATATGTATTGAAGCTTGATGTGGCAAAAGAACTTGCTATGGTACAAAACAATAATAAAGGGAGAGAAATAAGAAGATATTTTATAAGATTAGAAAAGTTGCTCAATAGAACCTTATCAAATTCACAGCTTAGTCAAATTAATACTATTGTGAATGAATCATTACTTAAGATGGAAGTTAAACATAATATCCAAATAGAGCAACTTAAAAAAGAGTGTTCAGAATATTATAGACCAACCTCTAAAACTAAATATGATATATCTTCTTATATAAAAGAAAGACTAGGTATATCAAAAGTTAATGAAGAATTTGAATTAGTTAAGAAAAGAACTCTATTGGTATTAGGTGCTGACAAATGGGAGGATATCCCGAAAGATGTATTACTTAATTCATTAAACTTAATAGATGAATCAATTAGAATTATAAAATCTGAAAGAAAGACAAATCAGATTAGTTTCTTTGAAAAAGATAATTTCTGTTAATAAAAAGAAAAAAGGAGTGCTTTCACACTCCAGTCGTCAAAAATATAAAACTTTTATCCAAGATTATTATAACATAAACAGGAGTGTGGAAGTATGGATAATAATATCAATAAAAAAGAACTATTTAAAAAAGTAGAAGGTAGACTACATCATTATAAATTTTTAAGTGCAGAAATTAAAAATCTTGAATTAGATATAGAAAGTAGAGAAAATGAGATATTTGGGTGTAAGGCTGTTGGATATGATGAAAAAGTAAGTCCAACATATGCTTTTAATTCAAGTGTGGAGAATGAGATTATAAAAAAAGAAAGAGATATTACTAGATTGAAAAAACTGAAAAAAGATAAGGAAATTGAAAAGAAGAAAATAGAAAATGCACTTACATGCTTAGATATAAGAGAAGAACATTTTTTTAAACTGTTTTATAATAGCAGAATGAAAAATAGTATGGTTTATATATCCTTAGAGATGAACTCAGATAGAAAAACATGTAGATGTGTGAGGGAAAGATTAGTGTATAAAATTATGGATATGCTTTATCCAAGAATTAAGGAAAATGAACTACCATTATTTAAAAATTAGAAAATTCCCCAGTTTTTCCCCAGAAATTCCCACTTTATTCCCTACTTTCTCCCCTTTTTGATTAAAAAAGCATGAGATAATAGTATTGTGGAAATAAAGATTTCCCTCTCAAAACTAAATAATTGCTAGGTTAGTTTAAAGGGCTAATCTAGCAATATGAACAGACTAGGCAGGGCATGAGGATGCTGTTAGTTCAATTCTAACTATGTTCAAAACCTATTAATACACTATATGTAGCAGTTGAATTAAGACTAAAATCTCATACAATTTTATCTTAATTCAGAGTCTAAAAACCGAGTGGGGCTTGGTAACCTCACTCACCATGCAGGTACTGGTGTTTAATCTAGGTTCGATTCCTAGAACTTGCGACATAATATATGTATCTCCCTACTAAAAATGCTAAGTTTACTCCAAACTTAGCATTTTACTTTTTAAAAAGAAAAAAGAAATTTTTATTGTCATAATACTATTTGTTTAGGTATATTATAATGTGCATACTTAAAATTAAATACTTAGCAAGCATTTGAATTAATATACATAAGATATATGACATAATTTTTTATAGTGTAAGTTATTTAAATTAATTATAAATAACAGTAATTTTATTATATAAAATGTACATATTGTGAATAATAATAATAAAATCATGTACAAAATGCCAACTGATAATTCCTCGAAAT